CATTGGATGAGCACCGCACTGATCCCCGTAGACCAAGTCGAGCGCATGGCGCTGGCCGTCGCAAAGTCCGGCTTGTTCGGCGTTAAGACGCCAGACCAAGCGATGGCCTTGATGCTGATCGCGCAGGCCGAAGGAATGCACCCGGCCATCGCTGCCCGCGATTACCACGTCATCAACGGCCGACCCACGCTGCGCGCTGACGCCATGCTGGCGCGGTTCCAGCAGGCTGGTGGCCGCGTCGAGTGGGGCGAGTACACCGACCGCAAGGTCGTCGGCACGTTTACCCACCCGCAGGGCGGCAGCGTTCGCATTGAGTGGACGACCGACATGGCCGTCAGCGCCGGTCTGACCCGCAACCCGACGTGGAAGTCCTATCCGCGCCAGATGCTGCGCGCCAGGTGCATCAGCGAGGGCATCCGCACCATCTACCCCGGCGTGGCCATCGGCACCTACACGCCCGAGGAAGCCGAGGACATGGCCCCGCAGCGCACGGTGCGCGACATGGGTGACGCCGAGGAGGTTGCGCCTCCCCCGCCTCCTGCCGCAATTGACGTGGACAAACTGGTGCAAAGCATCGAAAACGCCAGCACGCTGGAGTTCCTCGAACTGCTGCGTCCAGACATGCGCCGCGTGCCCAAGGGCAAGGAGCGCGACCGCGTGGTAGCCGCAGTGCAGCGCCGCGCCGACGAGATCCGCGCCGAGCAGGCACCGCCCGTGGACGCCGAGATCATTGACGCCGAGGAGGGTGCGGTATGAACGAAGACGAACTGCTGACCACCGAAGAACTGGCCACCAGGTGGAAAGTCGCCGTGGGCACGCTGGAAAACTGGCGACACCAGGGCAAAGGCCCGACGTGGCTGAAGATCGGCGGGCAGGCCCGCTACCGCTTGGCCGACGTGTTGGCTTACGAGGCTGAGGCCGAGCGTTGATCGTGGTACATGGCTGGGCAAGGCGTGGCCTGGCGTGGCGAGGCGCGGCGAGGCTTGGCATGGCCTGGCGTGGCTTGGCAAGGCAAGGTACATGGCAAGGCGTGGCATGGCTGGGCGAGGCCCGGCAAGGCCCGGCAAGGCAAGGCATGGTACTTGGCGAGGCACGGCCTGGCGTGGCGAGGCGCGGCGAGGCGTGGCAGGGCAATTTCGCCCAAATGTGAGTGTGTTTTAACCAACGGAGATTTGACGTGAAACTGATCAACATTGAAATTCGTGGCATTCAACCTCTTCTGATGCACCGTTTCGGCGAGGAAGCGGAAACCTCCAGCAGCGGCAAGGCGCGCGGCGTTGTGCAGAACCGAGGCACCCCACGCGAGCAGGCGGAGAAGGTTGCCTACCGACACCCCGATGGCACGTTCTACATCAGCGCGTTCGCCATTCCCAACGCCATGGGGGCGGCCGGCACAAACTACAAAATGCCCGGGTCGCGCAAGTCGATGCGGTTCATCGTGCCCAGTGCGATTCGCATCTTTGAGCCCACCATCACGGTGATGAACGGCTCTGGCCCCGCTACCGATTACGAGGTGGACTCACGGCCGGTCACGATCCCCGCCACCAAGGGTCGCGTGATGCGGCACCGCCCCAGGTTTGACTGCTGGGGGCTGAAGTTCAGCATCGGCGTGGACGATACTCTGATGAAGGTCGAAGACGCGCAGATGCTGCTGGAGCAGTCCGGCCTGAGCATTGGGATTGGCGACTTCCGCCCGGAGAAGCGTGGCCCGTTCGGCACATTCCGCGTGACGCGCTTTGAGGAGCAGGCAGAGTGAACACCCGCATGTTGCGCCGCGCACGCACCCTGTGGGCATCCGGCGACCGCCGCACGGATCGACACAACACCCGGCAGTGGATCAGATCGATCCGCTTGCTGGGTGACCGTTGGCTGCTGGCGGTGCCGGCAAGGAGGATCAAATGACCGACAGAAATTGCTGCGACGGCCTGTGCGAACAGGGCCGCTCTTGCCCGTACCGCGAGGCCTGCACGCTGGAGAACTCGCCTCGGCCGAAGCGCGACGTGGTGTTTGAGGTGCTGTGCTGGGTGGCCGCTGCGGTCACCATTGCTGCGCTGGCTGTGGCGCTGGGGGTGGCGGGATGAGTGACAAGCCTGAAGCACTGCGGCTGGCTGCTTTTCTTGACGATCAGTACGATCCGTCGCACAACCTAGAAGATGCCGCCACCGAACTGCGCCGTTTGCACGCTGACGCCGAGCGCTACCGCTACCTGCGCAACCGCAACCCGCAAGAAATCCTTCCTGTCATCGGCAATGCCGCAGGGGAGTGGATCGACTGCGACGACGAAAACGGGGTGTTGACGCTTCTCACCGGCGAAGACGCTGATGCCGCTATCGACGCGGCGATGGGGAAGACATGACCGACCTACGAACCGCCGCCCAGCAAGCGCTGGAGGCACTGGAGACCATACCAAACTACTACGATGGCCCTCACGATTCCTTGGGCGGATGTCCGTCCTGCTATGAAAACAGCTACATGCCGCATGCGCCAACTTGCAAGAAGCAGAACGCCATCACCGCCCTCCGCGACGCGCTGGCGCAGCAGGATGAGCCAAAGGGAGGGGGCAATTTGCCACCCCCCTTGCAGGCAGAGCCGGTGCAGGAGCCGGTGGCGTGGCAGTGGTTGAACACTGCACACTTCCGCAAGAATCTGCCAGTCAATGCTGAATCGGGTGCATGGAATCCACTTTACACCCGCCCACCCCGCCGCGAGTGGCGGGGACTGACGGAGGAGGACGTCGCGCAAAACCTCCGGTCAAGGCATGACGCCGCCAAGCTCCTTGAGGAGCGCAGGCAGGAGATAACGCAGCCCCCCGAAGCCCTGCGCCATGCTCAGGAACTTGATCGGCGGGGGCTTCTGGAAGAAGCGGCCGAACTGCGCCATCTGCATTACGAGAACGAGCGGCTGCACCAGATCAACCAGTCCCACGAGATGAAGCTGTCCGTGCGAGGGTATGAGATACAGATTGCGGATCTGAAACCACGCGAGAAACTCGCCCTCTGGATGCGCAGCATGGGCTACGCCACCGGCCACGGCGACACGATAGAGGATTTGCTGGACCACCTCGGCACGCAGATCGCCGAGGCGCGGGAAGTTGAGGTGTTGATGGAGCGCGAAGCGTGTGCCAAGGAATGCGACGCCGTATCCGCAAGCGCAGACAACGCTGCTCTGGCTGGGCAGTACCTAATCATCAGGAATGGGGCCGAAGCTCGGCGCTGCGCTGCTGCCATCCGCGCAAGGAGCAAGACATGAAACAACGCACCCGCATCCGCCGGATGAAAGCCCACCTCTACCCGTGGTGGATTTACGCTGACCAGCGACGCAAGGCGTGGGCACAGGTGCGAGCCGCTGGCGTCAAAATCAGTAACGCGCTGCGCGAGGTTTACGAAAGGGCGCGAGCATGACCCTCCCCGCCGACGTAGCCCGCTGCCTCGGCACTGACCTGCCAGAGTGCGCAACCTGCCGACGCCGCACCGACCCGCCGCATGAGCGGCAGACGTGGACTGGCCCCTGGGAACTGGAGGGCGTGCCCTGTGAGATGAGGATCCCTACACAATCAGCATATGAAATGCCCACTCTGCGGCGTCTGGACGCGCGTGCTGGAAACCAGAGCGCGCAAACACCACACTACCCGTCGCTATGAATGCGCCAACATGCACCGTTTCTCAACGCGAGAGACGGTGCATCTCACGCCCTCAGTAGCTCCACACCGTGGGCACTTCCCGCAGGTCAACGTGAATGAACCGTCCGTTCCCCTTCTGCTGGACCCCGACGCCCCTGAACCCGGCGTCGAACGCTAGCCGCAGCACCTCCACGGCCTCAGATCCGCTCACGCCGATGTCCGCAGCCAAGCCGGTAGCGTGCATCCCAGGCTGGGCCTTGGCGGCCTCTACAGGGTGCTGTGGGCAGCGATAGCCGCTGGTGATATGCAGAGGCTTGCCGTACACGCTGCGCAGCGCCTGAAGCCGTTCTAGGAACTCGGGCTTCATCTCGTTGCGCTCGCAACCGCAGCGGCAGGTGAATTCGTCGCGCTTGAAATTCGGGTAGCGGCTCCATTCAACGTTCATTTCGACGCCACTCCCTTCGACTTCTCGTAGGTCCTGAGGCCGCCGATGCCCAGCATCCCAGACAGCACGACCCACAGCAGATCCGTGTCCAGCACGGGCGGCGCAGGCCACCCCTTGATCATGCCGGCCCAGGTCAGCAGCGGCTGGCCAATCGTGGCGTAGAACAGGCCCAGGCCACCCACCCAGCCGACGAACGGACGCCACCCGGCCACCCAGATCGTCGGGTGAGCGGCCTCGCGGGCGTTGATCTCCAGTTGCGCGATGACCTGCTTCAGTTCACCCTGCATGGCCATGTCGAGGAACTTCGCCTCGGCCTCGCGCTTCTTCTCCGGGTCCGGGAAGAAACGGTCAATCAGCGTCTTGCTCACCTCGAACAGCGGGCCTACCAGTAGCGGGTTCATAGCTTCTCCGGTTCACGAAACACGGCAATCGGCAGCGTGGTGTAGTCGCCATCCAGCCAAGCCACGCTGATCTGATCTGGCGGCTTTGGCACCCAGCATCCGCTGATGGTGCGTTTGCCGTCAGTGATGACGGCCCACAACGCACGCTCTTGACACGGGCCTGCGACGTTGTGCAACTCAAGGCGGATGTTCTCGTGCGTGGCGATGGCCACGACGTTGGCGTTCGCAGCACCGGCCGCGATCAGAAGGGCCAGTGCCGCGTGTTTCATTCGCTTTCCCTGCCTTGGAAATGCAGTCGCCCCCAGCGATACAGCAGAAAGCCGATCTGAAGTACGAGGTAGAGCAGTGTCGCCCAGAGGATCATGTCGTTGACCTGCATGCCGGCAATTGTGGCACCCGCTACCGTCACAGGGGGCGCGGCCTTTGTGACTTCCGTC